CGGGCATAGCCGCCGATCAGGTGGATGTAACCAAAGCCATAAGCGCCGAAACCGGGCACGTAGTCATACTGGACAAAGTGCTGGCGCTTGAGCTTCTTGGGGTCTGTCTCGTTCCAGTTACGGTAGATCGACAGAACCTTGTTGGTTCCCTTGTCGATGGTGACTATGTAGGGAAGGGCAATCCCGTCTTCGTCTTCGTAACCGGGCAAGTCATAGTCCACTTGAATCTCAAGGAACTGATAGCGCTCGTCATCGGTGACGGAGTAGCCCTGCTCTTCGGCTTTCTTCTTCTCTACGTCGTTGTGCAAGATGACGGGTTCACCCAGCTCGACATCACGATAGAAGCCTGCGACTTGAAGCTTCTTGACATCGTTCTTGGTCTTGCGCATCACATGGGTAACGCGCTCAGCGGAGCGAGCACCAGACGATCCGTAGGGGATGATGATGTCCTCTGCGGGGCAGAAGATGGATACCTGACGTCCCAAACCGGGATCAAAGTAAACCTTCTTGAAAGCCGAGCCTGCCAGACCCAAGTTGAACAGCATGCGCTCATGCTCGGGGCGGTACTCGGGCATCGCGTCCACCAACTGGAAGTTCATGTCGGTGCGAACCCGCTCGGCTGCGTCTTCTTTGAGTTTGTCGATTGCGCCAATGATCTGCGTCTTGACGGGGCCTTGGGCGGGGAAGGTTTCGATAATTGTCTCGGACTGGAAGCGGACTGCGGCTTCAGTCAGGAGGGTGGAGAAAACCCCGCAGGCCCCTGTCCAAGGTTCTGTGCGCTCTTCGTACTTCATACCAAGGACTTCGAGGCCCTTGACGTACATCTCTACCCATTCCTTACGCGAAGCAACGTCAGACTCTACTTCCCCAACCAAGTCGGAACCGATCTTCTCAAGCTCACCCTCGTCCATGAATTCTGCCAAGTTGGCATCAAAGGCTGGGCCTTCCTCAGGCATCAGGTCAATTGCCATGCCGTCGATGCCGATGATGACGTCGTCGGGATTTTCGATAACGATTTCAACCGCAGGGGTGTCGTCCTGAACGATGTCTGAGAAATCAATCCCCTCGGGTGCTGGGGAGAGAGACGAAACCATGCTGCTTGTTGCCATGACAATCCTTAATAGAAGGCGGCTTTGCGCCGGAAATAACGCTGCTCTTCGGGTTCGTCAGACTCAATCTGGATGAACCCACCCCTTCTAAATCGAAGCAAGGCTTGGCTTGTTGAGTCCACAAGGTCGTCGTTGTCCCCGTTTGGGAACGCAGCCAACTCTTCCATCAACTCATCTGCCCATCTGGTTTCTGGGCACCAAACAACTCCGGAGGCGAAAAGGTCCGAGATAGCGTTTACACGCGCAATCTTATCGCTTCCTTTGCCCGGTGTGTACTCCTCAAGCAAGATTCCTGTCTGCCGCAGCTCATAGATCAAAGGAGCGCCAGCGGCCTTCTTTTCCACGATCAGGGTGTCTGGTTCCCATTCCTTGTACATCTCAAAAGCCTTCTGTTTAAGCTCGGGAAACTCCATACGAGCTTTAAACGCATCCAGACAGATGATGTTGGTCTTCATGTTGCCCAAGTTGTCGGGATGGTCGAAGATTCCCCACGTCGTGCAGGCTGAGTAGTCTGCCCTGTTGGATTTTTCAAAGGCGGTATCCCAGCTTTGGATGATGTAATCGCACTGAGGAGCAATGTCAGACTCCCAAATGCGCCACTGATCACGCTTGATGATCGCGCCTTCTTCGGATGTGGGGTTCTGTTGGTACTGCGCTTCCCATTTGGAGACGGGAATCTCGGCTTTGATGGCCTCAAGTTCCGATTTCTTCCAAAATCCGGGCCACAAAGGCGTACCCGACGGAAGAATCGCGGGAAACTCAATGACTTCCCAGTCATCCACGCCGTCTTTTGAGGCATTTTTGAGAATCTGCCCGGTCAAATCTCTCTTTGACCAGCGCGTCATCACAATAATGATGGCTCCACCCGGCTGTAGACGCTGACGAGGGCCGGATGTGTACCACTCATACACGCTGTCATACACAGCGGGGTTGCCTTGCTTGGCTTCCTGCTCAGAATGCGGGTCGTCAATGATCAGAAGGTCGGCACCCTTACCGGTAACAGCACCGCCAACACCAATAGCGAAGTAGTCTCCTCCGGCATGTGTATTCCATCGTCCTGCGGCTTTGGAGTCAGAGGACAGTTTGGTGTCAAACACACGGGAGAATGCCTCAGAGGAGACCAAGTTCCTCACCTTCCGGCCAAAACCTACCGCAAGTTCTGCCGTATGGGCTGTCTGGATGATCTTCTTCTCAGGGAATCTTCCCAAGAACCATGCGGGTAGGAGATAGGAAGCAAACTCAGACTTGGTATGCCGGGGAGGCATGTTGATGATGAGCCTCTTCAGCTCCCCCTTGGCAACTCTTTCGAAAGCATTCGCCATGATCTGGTGGTGTTTCCCGGAGATAAACCCCGGCCACATGTGGGAGGCGTAGTAAATAAAGGATTCATTGCACTTCTCCACTCTGTCGTATTCCAACAACATCATGATCTTGGCACGCTCTGTCTCATCAACCAGAGGAAGCAAAGCCCGGTAATCCTCCACCTCCTTGCGGGTCATCATAGCGATGCGACTTCCCTGACACTGCGGTCGATTACCCGAATCGAATTGAACTGGTACGGCTTCACAGTCACCAAACCCTCATCCTTCAATTTATGAATGATCCGGTGAATGTTGGATTTACTGCGCATGTTCAGTCCACGGGCAATAACGGAATACGACGGGGCCACACCATGAAGCTTGATGTAAGCCTTGATGAAGTCCAAAACCAATTTGTGCTTCTCTTGCATGACTGCCTCGAAGTTTAAACGGCTGTAGTTTAAACGCAAAACGAACGTTCGTGCGAACATTCTGAAAAATATATATACCCCCCGGTATGGGGAATTTGGAATTGATGGGGGTGGGTTGCTTGTGTGGGGAATGTGATCGGATGTGTGGATTACAGCGTAAACGGGAGCGGGGCCGTCGCAACGCATTCGGGGTGGTGGGGAGTGGGTGGGTCTCGCCTCCCAGCCGTTTACACGCACCCTCCCCTGATGACCGTTGTCTCTCTCTACGCCGCTCTCTCTGCCTTGCCCTTGATTGGCCTCACGTTGTCCAACAGCTTGAGGTGACCCGACAACTCACTGCGTAGTTGCTCAACTGTGGGTTTCTCTTTGGGTGCTTCAGTACTATGCTGGAACATTCCTGCGGCCCTTCCCATTAGCTCCAGTGCTTTCAACCGGGAGCCTTCCTGCTTGCCTCCTTTACTGAGTGCCAACAACTCCTTGAGCACATACCGTTTTGTCGCCGCTGTATCCTCCGCAAGCACTTCGACCGTCTCCCCCCAAGCCTCTTGCAGGGTGCTCTGGATGCGTGGATCACGACTCAGCCTGTATGCGCTGGAGGTGATCACCTGATCGCTCCCCTTGGCGTTTGGGTATGCGTCTCTGTAGGCTTGACGCATGGTCTTCCCTTGGATCATCCCTTTGGCGAACTCCATTTGAGGTGCTGTAAGAGGTCTTGGTCTACTGTAGTCCTCTACCCCTTTGGGTTTCCCATCCACTCTCATTGGTGGAGGTTCTGCGTGAGCGGCTAACCGTTCCGCTTCGCTGAGGTCTGCCTCATCCAACCAGCCCTCGCCCTCATCCACATCCACCGCCTCAAGTGCCGCCAACAGTTCGTCTTTGCTTGCCCGTCCGGGCTTTTGTGTTTCGCTCATGTCATGTTCCTTTTGGTTTCATACAGGCTGTTTAAACATCCAGCACCGTTCGCACGTTGGATGCTACCAGAGGCCCGATCCCATGTCCATGCCACCCATGTACCGACCCACCGCAGATCACCCGTTTAAACCATTGGTGCAATACTTCAGTACACACATAGTTATCCACACAATCCACAGAACCCTGTGGATAAGTCAGAGTTATCCACAGACTGTGCATAAGTTTCTGTTAACTTTCTTATTGCACACCGCCATTGCTGGCGCTTGTTTACACCGACCCATACCTACCCCGCCTGATACCCCTTCAGCGCCTTGTAGACCCTTCTATTGGATGTCTCCCAGTGCTGTTGATTCCTACTAATAAGAGCGCTTGATTCCCTGTCTCTGCCCCTTGCTCTCATCCCCATCTGGAGTACCCATCCCTGACCCTCGGACTAATAACCCTACGGTTTGCTCGGGTATGTATTGACCCTGTTTAAACACTAGTGCTATGATTCGTCCAAGCGCTAGCAATAGCGGACAAACCGAACAGCCCGGTATACGGTTGGTCTGAGGCGAAACCCAAGGGAAGCTTGGGAGCAAGTCAGACAGGGTTTAGCCCTGTAGCTGTCCACTGTGACGCTAGATAAAACTCTGACATAGATGCCAACGTGATGCCCATGCCGTGGGCATTGCAGTGCCATCTTGCACTTCACTGGAGAGATCAAATGACCCGTTACTGCTTCATCAATTCCGACTTGACCGTGACTGTCTGCACAGACCGTGAGGGCCGCTCTGGCGGTTGGGAAACCCTCGCATTCGATGCCCACTGGAAAGCCCGTGCATGGTGCAGGGCGCAGGGCTACGTTGTCGTAGACGGCAACCGTCCCACATGGCAAGAACTTTGCCAAGCATGACTGATGAGTCCTGAATGGACGAAACCCCTTCGGGGGTCTCATGCAACCTACTGGAGACCCACTATGAAAATCACTGTTTACACCGACCCCGGACACGGTTGGGGCGCAGTCAAGCGCACCGTGCTGGCAGACCTTGGCATCGCCAACAAGGTGACCGCCTACTCTTACCAGCGTGGGCAGTCTGTCTACCTTGAGGAAGACTGCGACCTGTCCCTGCTGATCGGGGCACTGCGTGAGCGTGGCATCACCCCTGTGTTTACTGAGAAACACACTGACCGCCGCAGTCCCATCAGGTCTTATGACAGCTACCGACCTGCCCTGTTCTGATTTCAGCCTGATGCCCTTCGGGGCATTGGAGTGCAATCCGTTTAAACACCCGAAAGGAACCACCATGCAACGCATTGATGTTTACAAGCGCCTGACCCACAAATTCACCTTGGGCTGGTCACATGAAGATGAGTGGGACGCTGGCACGACAGTGAAAATCCTGCCCCTCAAGAGAGTCGCCAGCACCGATGATTCGGACACCTTCACCCAGCGGGTGATCGCCCCCTCATCCCACCGCAAGACCGACCTGTCACACGCCATCGCCAGCACCCTGTCGCACAGTGGTTGCCGACATGAGTACGACTGTTGCGGGTGCGTGTCGTACCACGCCATTGTCCGCAAGGTCTCAGCCCGTGAGTATGTGGCCCGTGTCCATGCATACCGCAACTATTGACCCCTTCCATTTAAACACTGTAAAATTACTAGCACTGGAGAAATGATATGACAATCAACAACCGTGAAGACTGGCTTTCAGCCGCAGTGGGCGAGTTGCGCCCCTTCTTTGATGCCGTGGGTGCGCCTCTGCCTACGAACGTTCGGGTCACCTGTGGTTTCCCGTCCAACGCCAAGCGCAGTGGGGCCATTGGTGAATGCTGGGCAGACACCGCCTCCGCAGATAAGACCTTTGAGGTCTTGATCTCCCCCGTGCTGGATGATCCCTTGCGGGTCTTCGATGTGCTGGTGCATGAGTTGTGCCATGCCACTGCCGGGGCAATGAACCACGGCCTGAACTTTCAGCGTGTCGCCGCCGCCATGCACCTCGCCCCTACGGGCGTGAAGGGTTGGAAGGCCACTACCCGTGCCGACTCATTCATCCCCACCTTCGGGGCCATCATTGATTCACTGGGTGCTTACCCCCACGCCGCCCTGACCATGTCCAACCGCAAGGTGCAGACAACCCGAATGCTCAAGGCAGTGTGTCCCTCTTGCGGGTACACCGTGCGCCTGACCCAGAAATGGGCCGCTCTTGGCCTCCCTTCCTGCCCTGTCGATTCCGACACCCTCAACCTGTCTTAATTGGAGAAGCAACATGACCAACACACAACTCAAGCTTGAAATCCTCAAACTGCCCATCGCCGTGGTGCTGGGTGCTCATGCCATGTACGGGAATGGCACTTACACGGGAACCCCTGCCGAGCAAAAGAACAAGGCCGCAGACTATCTGGTGTCTTGCATTCGGGCCAACAACCTGACCCTGAATGAAATCCGCAACGCCACGCCCTTGGCCCCTGTGAGCAGTGCCGCCCCATCGGTGGATGTGTCTGCCATTGCCGCCGTGGCAAACCGTGCCGAGGCATCGGCCCTCGATGCCAACACCAGCATCAGCAAAATCACCGACATCCTGCGGGACGTCTCAAACAGATTCGATCAGGAGGCCCACTACCGCCGTGCTGGTCTGGATGAGGTCAAGGATGGCATCGACAAGCTTGCCCGTCAGGTGGGACAGGTCACCATTGATGACCGTAAGGTTCAAGAGGCCGTGGCAAAAGTGGTTTCCGATGCGTTTAAACCCTTCGAGCAAGCAGTCAAAGCCGCTGGCGCTCAGGCCGTGGTGGCAGACCTTGCGTCTGTGCAAGTGGTGGACACCAAGCCTTGCGTGGATGTCTTCGGCGTGGATGTGCGGGATATTCACGGCGACCCCCTGTCGGTGGACATCTGGAACGATCC